GAGAATGTGTTCTCTGTGTAATCAGAAATTGTGCTAACTAATTCGCCGTAGTTAATTTAAGCCACCATTTCCAAGCTGTACTTTCGTAATAGCTTGCCTTTCTGCTTAATTGCGTTTGCTACAGATGTTGTAAGCACCCCTAAAAACTCTGCTGCCGCTTTTTGCGATAAAAAAGAACACTGTAGTTCGGGGCAATATACAGGTTTCCATTTTGCCCGAGCCGACAACATGCGGCCTATAGCGGGGTCACGTTTTATTTTGCAAGTCTTAACACGGGGCAAAAACGGTGGTTTTTTTACGTGATTTTCCCAACGTTTATTAATACCTTTATAAGCACTCAACGCTTTGCCTCGCGCCTTTGCTTCTGGAGTTTGGTGCGACGCTTTAATTTGTAATATTGTTTTTTCTCGCCATTCTGGGTTTGCCCATCTTGCCTTTGCCGCATCTGAACGTTTGCGTTTTGTTGCGTCTGTTACTTTAATAGGCCGAAGCCCCTTCCCACCTTTGGAAGAATTGTATTCCGGCTGCAATTCTGCAATCACTGCAATTTCTGCATGGTTAAGTGTTTCCGCATCAAACGCAACAAATATCTCCTCAACCTTAAATGCATCGCACCCAAACTCTAATAATGCGTTTTGAAACTTTGCTTTTTTGGCTGTGCTGCAAATAGCGGTTCTCCAATGCGCAGCCCATCTTTTTTGCACGGGCTGACGTGTCTGCCCAACATACTGTTCACCAGTATGCTTGTTAGTTGCAATATAGATTGAGCCGTAACGCATTGCACTTATGCCATCGGCCCCCGAGCCATTACGCCTTTAGTGGCTGCGCCAACGCCGCGTATACGAACACCTTCAGTCTCAACCTTTTCGTTGATACCAATGCTCATGCCGTTAGGCACGGGGTCTTCCAAGCTAACTTGGTCGGCAACCTTCTTGGTCATGTATTCCTTGCGGGGAATTTGACCGTCAATAGCTTGACCTTTGGAGTTGTGCGGCTGGGCATAAACGGACGCTGGCCCGTTCTCTTTACCCATGCTTTTAGAACTAAATTTAGCCATTATTTGCCCCTTGAAGAACCGCGCTGGTTCATTACACGGGCCATGTTGCGGCCCATAGCTTTCATGGCTTGTCCAGTAACACCACCTTTTTTCAAGGTAATCTTAGTGCCTTTGCCGCCTTTATGTTCTTGTTTGTCATGCTCTTTAAAAGCTTTTTTGATCATGGCAATATCCTGCTTTTTGTCAGCCGCTTCTTCGCGTTTTTGCTCTGACTTGGACTCGCCCATTTCTTTCTTTGCCATAATAAACTCCTATGTTACCGACACTGTGACTGTACCAACACTTGCTTTTGTTTGCAAATAATTTGGCGTTAAAACTGCATCAAAACTACTGGCCCCACCAATCGGATTCCAGCCCCATTGTAAATCCCTAGACCCCCCGCCGGGGTATCCCAATACATCTAAACCAGAAACTTCATAACTACGGTCTGGGCGGGGATTTCTTACACCCTGTGGATCATCAATTGGGAACATACCCAAAAGCAACTGCGGTTGGTCTGGATCCCAACATTGAGAACAAACCAATAGCTCGTAGTTCTTGGTCTTGATAACTTCGCGTTTTAAATCTGTCAACAAATACCTAAAGCCACAGCGATCACACTCGGCAATGGAATTCTTACCGGAAGAAAACCTATTACCCATTTAGTAGCTCCGACCAATAAACTGCTGGCGCGGAACAAACCGCACAGCCGCTTTTTCCCTATCTTCATCTGATGCTAGTTGCCAAGCTTCGTCGTATTGAGCTTTAAGAATTGGAAGTAGCTGCGCTCCATTGGGAACCTTCAGCGCCAAGTAATAAGATAATCCAGCAATCATTGCCGGATAAAACCGAAAAGGTACATCTGCAACGTTTACACCATTACCAGCATCTTGGGAACGGCGCATTCTCCAGTAAGCAAATGTGTATGTTGTAGATCCATCAGGGATGGGCCACATGGTTACCGCTGGTAGTCTTTGTACAGTTACCGCTGCGCCAACACTATGGGTAGCTGCGGTTGTATTGTTCTGCCCACGGGCTACCGTATATAAGGTATTGCCCGATATGTACTGGTAAAAGATTGTTTCGTTATCTATTAACAGAAAACCTGATGCAGACAATCCAACCACAGAGCTAAGGGTAATTGTTGTATCGGTTGCTGCTACTGCCGAAGCAACAGTAATAGTTGTTGGAGAATTCTGTGCGTCCTGCCGCTGCACCCAAACCTGTATTGGGCGGGATTGTTGTAGTTTGTTGGGCAGGGTTGCGTAGGTAGAAACGCTAATACGGGTAATGGTTAAATCAGCTTGGTTAGATGTGCTGTTAGCCTGCGTACGAATTACATGCTCCAACAGATCTACGGTGTCTGATGGAAGTGCATAGGTAGACTGTCCTTGAACAAGGGTAATTGTCCCTTGATCCATAGTCCACATGTTTACACCACGATTTGCCCAGTCTGCAAATAAAATATTTAAAGACCGGCGGGCTGTTCTTAGGTCATAACCAGAACGCAATTCACTTCCGCAACGCTCAAACGCCTCCTCTACGATCTCCGTAAGATCAGGATTAAACGATGTTGAACCGGAAGTAAGAGCAACCATTATTTGCCTCTTGCTGCTCTCATGTTATCCACGAGATTAGGATATGTTCTACCAGCGGCTTTTGCTGCGGCCTTAGCCTTAGCTTTTTTTGCTGGGCTTAATTTCTTAGGAGCGCCCAACTTTTTGGGTCGGGCTTTATCCCAAACCTCTCCACCTTCTGCGTATTCGGTGAAGTCGGTATCGTCACGGCGTGCTTTTTTTGCGCCGCTTGGCATTTTGCTGGGGGACACAGCCCCCATCCCACGGCTTGCCATCATGGTTTAGCAGAACTTTCCGCGAGTTTTCCCGCGAGAAGCTATGCCATCTCCACGACTAGAGGCTGAAGATGTAATCCCACCTTTAGCCATCTTCTTTACCCTGCCGCCGCGTTTCATTGGATTTCCGGCTTCATCGTAGCCATCTGTGCCAGCATTTTTACGGGCCATATCCATATTAGAAGCACCACCTTGACCGCCACGACCAGCGCCAGCACCTTTATAACGAGCGGTGTTTGCAGCGTTTAAAGCATCTAGTCTAGCAATTGCGTCTTGTTTATCCACCATTGCCTTGCCGCTTTGCATGTACTGATCGCGCGGGACATAGTTAAGTGGGCTTCCATTCTCATCCAAACCTTGATTTGCAAGATCTTGTACTTTAAACCTATCAAGATCATTAGAGCTTGGGCCACGCTGTTTGTTTACACCAAACTTTATGTCTGCATCTGGTTTTCGGGTTAGACCACGCTCCCTGTTAAGGAAATCGCGCAAACTTAAACCAGAATCTTCTAGCTCTTGTTTAGAAACAATACGGTTAGTAGCCATAAAACACCTCTTAACAGAATTTACCTACAGTTTTACCTTTAGCTGCAATCCCGTCGGCACGAGCAGAAGCAGATCCACCTGTTGCCATCTTTTTGGTTTTCCCACCACGCTTCATTCCGGGGGGCATACCGGGAGGCATACCGGGAGGCGTACCGGGAGCCATTGTGGGCGGCATTGCTGCTGCTCTAGGCATACGGCGTGCGCCCGACATGCGGGCTGCGAGCATTGCTGCTACGCGAGGATCAACTTGAGGCATGATAGTTCCTTAACGAGTTTTGCCGCCACCGCACATTGCTTTAACATGCTCATGGTGAACTTTGTGGCCTGCTGCGTGAGCCTTGAAATGCTCATGGTGCTGCTTGTGACCGTCGCCACCGTAATGATGCTCCATATGCTCAGGATGAACCCGATGGCTTGGAGTTTCTTCCTTCATGTTTTGCATGTCTTCGTGTTTCATGGTAATTCCTTATTTAGTCATTCCGCCGCGCTTCATGCCGGTGGTGTTGCCAGACATCTTCTCTTCCATAGCGCGAGTATGGCCTCTTTTTTGGATGCCATGTTCGCCATGTGAACGTTTTGCGTTAGAACCTTTTTCAACGTCCGAACCCATGCCGGATGGCCCCATAGTCTCGCCGCCGCCAGCCATTTTCATGTGTTTGGCTGCTTCTTTCATGTGATGTGCAGCCAAGTGATGGTGGATCGTGTCTCCACCTTTTGCCATTTTTTTCATACTACCACCTATAGAAAATTTACGGCCCTTGTCTGCCGCATTGAAGTCACGCCCCACAGACTGCGGGACACCGGCTTTCTTGGCAAACTCTGGGTTGTGAGCCACAGCAGCCATGAAATTATGTTGTTTTTTACTTGTTGATGGCATCTTTTTTTACCCACTTTTGTACGGTATCAGTTTCCCAGATGCGAATGCCAGTCCAGACAATCGTAAACAATGCTGCAATTGACGGTAGCATATCAACTAGAGTTCCTATTACAGTTGCAACCGATAAAGCATCGATTACATGCTTAACTGTTTCTTGTTGGTTGTTCATAAGTATGTACCCCTTGTTTTACCGCGCTGGGCGCATCCATCAGCACGGCTAGAAGCGCTAGATACTTTGCCACCAGATTTCATTTGATACGGATTCGATGGTTTTTTAGTAGGCCCCAAAGGACTAGTATCACTAAAAGATTTTTGCGAAGTCATACCTTCATCTTTACCGAGGGTAAAAGATTTCTGTAAAGTCATGCCGGGGTCAAGATTTTTTTTTGACTTCATAGCTGCCAGTAAATCTTTAATGTCGTCTTCTGTAGTAGCCATATTTAACTCCTAGCAGTTCCAAGCCCGAAGGCTTTTATTGATACGAGAATTTGGGTCTTTTGCGGTTTTCTCGCTGGTAAGTTTCTTTTTCATACCAGTCATCCTTGCGCAAAAGGAGTCGCGCCTGCTGCCGCCTTCCGGCTGGGGAGGTTTTAAATTCATCCCTTGCTTTTTGGCGGAGGCCCGCCCCTTGGCGTTCAAGCCGCCATTGGGGTTCTTGCCTTCCTTGCGTTGCCATGCTGGGGACTTAGCCATAGAACACCGTGATACCGGTAATAGAACCAACACTAATCGTAAGGTATAAGTTGGTTTGGAAAAGAATGCCTTCACCGGGAACTTGTACGCAATACGGTACAGGATTGCTCTGTGACGCAACGTCAATTTGGCACAAAATAGTTCCAGAAGCCCCGCCATCGCGGAATTCAAAAGTAGCCGCAGTAGAAGTTACAGGCGCTATTGAAAACCCTTTAAGCCTTGTACGCCCCACAAATAAAGAACCAGCAGCACTTAAGTGCGCTGACTTAACATCAGTTTGCATCATGGTTGATTACTCCTTAAAGTTGGGGGCCGAAGCCCCCTAGCAATCAATTAGTCGAAGTTACCGTATGGGTAAGCAGTCGTAGAACCGATGTTATTGTCAGGCTGGGTGTACTGCAAGGTAAAGTTAATTTTACCGGTCAGTGCAGTGCGGGTATCCAGTGCAGTACCAACGATAGCTACCGTGATAACTACTTGCGACAGATTGGGTTGACCATTGGGCAAGTAGATGTCCGTCGAAGCTGCGGTTTGGTTGGCAATTTGCGTGGCGGTGAAGGTAGCCAATGCTTGGCGACCAGCGGTGCTGATTGCGCCAGTAGCAAAGTATGCGGCAGTTCCAGCGGCGGCGGTGTAGTTATTAGAAACATACACAGTAACCGAACTCAAAGCAGCACTACCGCCGGAGACAGCAACTGCAACACCCAAATCAACGTAGATATTATCTAAGTCAGCGCCTGCGGGCAAATACATAACTGCGCCGCGATACACGTTGGTAGCTGTGTCTGCGGGGATTGTCTGGGCTGTGGCGGGGGTAGCACCGGGCGTGTAAACAACACCTGCTACGTTTGGAATGCCGTTAGATGCTACAAAAACGCCAGAGCCGCCAGAGTATGTAGAAGTGCCGCTAGTAGTATTGGCTAAATCCAAATCTACGTTTTGCACTAATTGGCAATAGCCCACATTGCGTAGGGGGCCAAAACGGTTATCGCCCGACAGAATCGGGCCTTCAAATGTGGAACGTGCCATGACAAAAGTCCTTATGCAAAAGAACCCTTACCAATCGTTGCATCGTCTGCTGGGGCAGTGGCGGTAAGGGCAATCACCCAGATGCATCCAATATATCATAGATTTAAACAGTACGCAACAAATAAAAAAGGCCCCCGAAGGAGCCTTTTCATTAAGGGTAAACCCTAACTTAGTATGAGCCGGGGGATCCGTAGATACCCAGAGGATCAGACCAGCCGAAGCTGTAACGCTCACGGGACTTGTAACGGACGTTACCGGTGTCAAAGTCTCCGTCCATGCTGTTCTGTAGAGCAACACGTTCAAAGTGCTTCAGACCGTTAGGCACGTCTGTAGTCAAGAACCAAGCATTGGTATCGGTCAAGAAGTGGTTAACGGTGTAACCTTCTGGAATCGAACCATTGTTCTTCAGAGCGTTGATGTCGTTGTTGTTAGTGCCGACACGCAGTTCGGTATCCAACAGGCGAGTAGCCACGAACATCAAAGCAGGAGGAACAACCAGCTTGCGGGGTTTAGCTGCAATCAGCAGGCCACGCTCGTCCGTCCAAGCAGCAATTGCAATAACGGCGGCTTCCAAGGAAGTCTCGTTAAGGTCAGCCGCAGTGGTAGGAGTGTTGCCGTTAGTGCCGCCATTGACCAGCGGGTGTGCAGAGCTAAACAATGCAACGCCGTCGCCACCAACATATTGAGCCGAGAAACCATTGTTTAGGATGGAAGCGGCTTTAACTTGCTTGGTGTAAGCCATAGCACGGGCCAGACCCTTGGTGTAGCGAGCAGACAGGCTGTCGTACAGGTTATCCTCAATTGCCTCTTCGGTAATCGAGAATCCAAGAGCAATGGTCTCATGGTTATAGCGAGCAGTCCATGCTTCCTGTGCATTGTCGTAAGCGATGGCAGAACCCTCGTTCTTGACAGGTGCAGCAGAGAAACCAGAAAGTTTCGTTTCTTCTTCAAAACTACGCTCCGAAGTTTCGGTTTCGTAGATTTCTTTATGCTCTTCGCCGTAGCGGGCATATTCCAGACCAAACAAAGCGTTAAGTCCGGGGAGCAACTCTTTAAGTAGTTGTGCGCGTGAAATAGCCATTTTGAGTTACTCCTTAGGCGTTAGCAGTAGCGTTGTAGTACATGTGCTGCCCGAAGTTAATTTTCACCAGAATCTCAGGATACATAGTAAAGTTAACAGTAGAGCTGCTCGGGATTGCCGTGATTGCTGTACCAGCATTCGGGATCGACGGGGTTGCATTCAAGGTAGCAGAAGTGCCGCCAGAAGAAACCGCGCCAGTCGAGAAAGTACCGGTAGGAACATTCAAGCCGTTGCTATTGACGTAGCTAACTTCAGCGCCAGCCAAGACTGCGCCGGACACGCCGGTAGTCAAGGTAACTGCTGTAGTCGAAGAGCTACCAATACCGCTGTAGCTGTAGGCC